GGACATGAGCTCGTCTGGGCCCAGAGAAAGGAATGCTCGGAGCTTCTCAGAAATCTTTTGAGGCTTGTTGAATCCGTTATTCTTGGAACGCTCCTTAGCCTTCTCACCGGTAGGATCTTCCAAAGTTTGGCGAATCTTGCGCATGTCGCGGCGAAGCGCCTTTATCTCCTTGATTAGATTTGATAGGTCGAGCTGATCCATTATATTCAATATTACGAGTATATCTTTAAGTCACTAAAACAACCATTAATGAAAAACCTACTAATAATGCAATTATAAGTTTCCAAATTGGTAAATCTGCGTGGGCGACTGCAACGGGAGGGCTCGGAGCTTCAGGCTGTGGAAAATTTATATTAAATCCAGGAGGTAAAATGTCTGAATATTGGGTCGGTTCAATTTTAAATCGAACACCTGTCAATGCCTTGTTGCACTTTCCCTTGCAGCACCCAGGGTCGCACGGGTACACGAGTCCATTTTGAATGTTTACGTACCCGCAAACGTGATCAGAAGGGTCCATCGGGTCTGGGAGGCACTCGCAATTTTTAATTACAAACTCTGAGCTGCACGTAGTCATTTAAGATAAAGACTATATTATTTATTGGTATAAATGGAATACGGAACTCCCCAAAAGTTACCAAACGGTCGTTATTTTCTCAAGATTGGCCCTGTGAGGCATCAAGTAAACGGCGTTGTTCTCCAGGAATCTCTCACAAACAAAAATGTCACATTCAAAGTGAAAGACGTGTCCGTTTTTTCAGCTGTTGATTCTGAAATAATCGAAAAAGCAAAAGAATGTAAAACAGAATGGTTCCGGAAGGAGCTCCCAGACGACCTGATTGCATCTGCGTATCAGGAAAGCGTTATTGACGGATCTCTCGATGCATCCCTTCTTACCGTGAAGGGACAGGTGCGAACGATTGTATTTGATACACAGAAGAATCAAATGGAACTTCAGGCGGTTGAAGTAGATGCTTTGTGTGACGTAGTTCTGGAGCTATCAGGCTTGTGGTTTCTGAAAAAATCATTCGGTCCTATCTGGAGAATCGTCCAGGTACGTGTCAGGGCGCCACCAAAACTAAATCCGCCCCAAGCATATCTTTTTAACGATGAACCTGTCGATGAACAGGAGACCGACGAGCCATCTGATTATGTCGACATGGACTAGTCTCAAAAAAATTATCGCCATCATATATAAGATGGAAAAAAAGCGTCTTGCTATAATTTTACTTGCCGCAATATTCTTCATCCTTGTTCTACTTCCAAGGGGAAAGTCAAGTTCGTACTCGACATCGGCGGTTTCAGGAATGAACACGATGTCTAATGTTCCAGTTGCTAACCCAGCACCTGTACCCCCACCCACTGCTCCTCCTACAGACACTATGGGAATTTCATCAGCCGCTCTCATTCCCCGTGAAGTGGTCTCGACCGATGACTTTGGACAGTACGATCCCAGTGTTATTCTCTCAGGCCAGAATTATCTAGATCCTAGAAGTCAAATTGGATACCCAGAAACTCTGGGAGGTGTTCTGCGGAATGCGAATCGCCAATATCGGTCTGAGCCCCTGAATCCTCGCGATCCGGTTAGTATATTTAACCTTAGCACAATACCTCCCGATATAATGCGTCCACAATTTGACATAAATAACGACTATCAGTGAGTTTTTTTAACCAAAAAAACCTCAAAATTAATATAAATGGAGTTTAAATCGGCAACTACGGAGTGGATTGCTCTTAAAGCTCAACTTGCTTCAGCTCGCAAAGATCTAACACTGCTCAACGAGCGTGAGAAAGAACTTCGCAAGTTTGTAACCGAACACATGGCCAGGAACGAAATAGACACGATAAAAATTCACGACAAAATAAAAGTAAACTTTAAGAAAACAAAGAAGAAGGGTTCTCTGACGAAAGATGTCATTAAAAAGGGTCTAAGCTCATTCTTCGGTGGAAACGAGGCCCAGGTAGAGGGCGCATTCCAGGCCATACTAGATGCCGCCCCAGTTAAAGATTCGCAAGGTGTTACAGTTACAGGACTCAAGGTTTGAAAATGGTTTTTAAGAGTGAATCCTTCGGGCTTGATACCCCCAAGCCAAAACTTTGGGATGTATACGAACTTTCGTACGATTCTGATGATTCAGACGACGAACCAGAAGTTCTTCACCCGGAAGACTGGCAAGACTGGTATTCTGAAGAATTGCTGGATGCGTGGGAAAAAATAAGAGATTATGCAAATTCAGAATACATTAATTTAAAAATTACATATCCTTTATTCGTTGAATTTGTAATGTATCCACCTTACACGCATTCGCACACGAGCCCTACACGCGTCGAGCGAGATTTGTGGATTATTGTTTCGAACATCTCAATAGTAGCCGAGAGAGTAGAAGAGCAGGTTTTTTACGAATGGATAAGAAAAAATATAAGCGTTCATTGTAATGTTTGACGTGACAGGGCCTAAAGTCCTTGTTCCATCTATACTTTTCGCGATTATGACCCCCGAGCTATCCGGTGGTTTTCCCAGAAATGAAAACATCAGGGTGCAGGTCGGGTTTCATGCTCTCCTTTTTTTAATTTTTTATATTTTAATATGTAAATTTGTAACAAAGGTTACTATTACGCGGACTGATCTCATAATGACCCCGTTATTGTTCACGGTTTTATCTCCGGGTGTATTTTTTTCGTTTCCTACGAGCGGGGGAGCTTCTGCTGCACTTGTTCACTCTCTTTTTTACGCAATTATTTTTGCGTTTATAAGGGGAATATTTCCAGAATACTATTAGTAATGATAAAAAACCTTGTAATAGGCCCAGGAGCAATGGGGTTTTACATGTACCTAGGAACAATTGCCAAACTGAGAGACACTGGAAAACTGAATGACCTCGAAGAAATTTCCGGAGCTTCAGCCGGTGCTCTTATTGGTCTAATGTACTGCATGTACAAGGGTGACATTAAGAAAATTCTAGAAGTTTCATTAAAAATACCTATAAAAAAACTCATGAAACTCGACATTAAAACATTAGTTACCAAATATGGATTAATCTCCCTGTGTCATGTTAAAAATCAAATTTCGTCAATGTGCACAGAGGAATTGGGAAAGAGTGACATTACTTTTAAAGAATTATTCAATTTTTTTAATGTAAAATTACATATTTCATCGTATTGTGTACAAATAGGAAAGACAAAATATTTTAGCGTTGACTCTACTCCAGAAATGAGTGTAATCGAAGCTGTCTGCGCGTCTGTGGCAATACCTTTTTTATTTTCTAGTATAAAACTGAAGGATGGGATGAATTACATAGACGGGGGTGCAATAGAAACAGCACCCGGGGGGCCCTTTATCGGAAAGTTGGACGTTTTAGTTATAAAAATAAGTTATGACAACTGTATAGTTAACGTAAAGGACATTAAGTCCTACGCGCTCAGTCTATTGTATGCAAACATGCAACTTCGCTACACGTACTCGTTCCCTACTTTTAATATAATTTGCGAGGAAAATATCTTTGATTTTGGAGCATCCGTCGATAATAAAATTAAAATGTACACTTCAGGATACATGCAAGAATTTTCTCATTAAATATAAATGCATTCAGATCTTCGAAAGAGCCACATTCGTCACCTGACTCCTAAACGCATTGTCGTCAAAGGAACGCCCGGTCGTCCAGGATATTCTTACATGCGAAAAGCCATGAAGACGAATGTCAGGGGGGTACCAGCCTACGACGTGGGGACAATCGGAAAATCAAAGGTTCGCATAGGTCCCCTCAAACACGGGATGTTGACCAGGTTCGGGTATCATCCAGTCGAAGCAATGACCAATAGGCACATTGCATTGATGCGCGCGATAAAAAAGGGTGGTGAAGCGCCCCTCGCTGTTTTTCGGCGACTCATGGCCATAAGCACGTTCACGAAAAGGACGGCTCCACGGGCCCATAGGATTTACAGACAGGATGCAATGTGGATAAGGAAAAAATTTGCTCACTGGTTCAAAACCGAAATAAAAAAATAGAATAATAGTATGGTTATTATAACTCATTCTTTCAGGGATGATAAAATGAACAGGCTTATTTCACTTGCTTCTAGACTTAGAAATGCAAATCCAACGGGGTCTAATAACATAAATTTTCATTCGAGAGACGCTCATCCTTGGTGGAGGAAAAATCACGAAAGTACAATACATGAAATTTACAAGATACTTTCTGAACCATTGAAAGCGTCTACGAAAACCCAGATTGTAAATGCGAGAATTTTAATACGAAAAGTGAAAGACATTTCTGCCGGTTACATAAACAAACAACAACTTCACGTAAATATAACGAAACTTTTCCGTCGCGGAGAGGAGGGTTTCATTCAAGGAATTTATTATCTTGACAATCCAAAAATAACAAGCCCAAACGGATCGATTAGAAACGCCCCAAATTCCGAAACTGGACAACTTTTACTTTACAATAAAAGCCATAATTCACCTACTTTACTAGTGCCTAAAAAGGGTACTGCGGTTTATTTCACACCCGATGACACGTTCCACGAAGTTGCAAACCGTCCGCATGAAGTAAAAGGTCCAGTAACCCGGGACATGATTATTATTCAATTTTTCAAGAGTATGAACAAACAGAACAAGGAAAACGTGAATCAACAAAAAAGACTTTTTGGGCCTTTCGCGCCGGCTGTTAGGGTCGTCGCTGGTCTAGAGAAACGTTCGAAAGCTCCCGGGACCCGACGAGTTCCTACTCTAGAGGGTCTCATGTCTCGACTAAAACTCAGTGAAAAAAGAAAGCGGAATTCCAACGTAACCCTGAGAAATATGGGTGAATCATCTCTTAAAAGACGACGAACAACTTAAAACTCGTAGAGTCTTTATAATCATGTATTATTTAAATGCATTTACTACTCTCGGACTATATCTCACTGCCGATAAAACACTTGAAATAGTTCAGACCGTGGCCCCTATGGCATGGAGCGTGATATTCCTACTTTTTATTAGAACTTTGACAGAAATTTACAAATGTAGGATTCATTCAGAAATACTTAAACTTAAACACGCAAAGCTTTTGATAACAAATGAATGAAATTCTGGTACCAATTGCAGAAAAAATATGGACGTCTCTCGGCCCCGGCTACTCCGAATCAGTGTATCATCGTGCGTTCGAAGTGTCTCTTCGCAATTCTGGAATATTCTACGAGACTGAGCGAATAATTCCTGTGTTCTACAGTGACCAAAACGTCGGACACGTTCGGGCGGATCTAATAGTAGACAGAAAATGTGTCGTGGAACTCAAGGCCGTGAGCAAGCTCAACGAATCTTATAAAATTCAGACAAAAAATTATATGAAATTGTTGGGGCTCGACAAGGGTCTCCTAATAAACTTTGCAGAAAAGTCTGTCGAAGTTATTGAGTTTTAATGTATTCCCACGAAAGTTCCATGCATATACCTTTCCAGATTTGATCCTGTATGTAGAGCTTCTCTTTAGATTTCAAAAGGGGGAAACAGGGGAGGTATTTATCCTCTCCTAGAAGTTCGCACAGTTTATAAAGAACGTAGCTGTAACTCAAAAAATTCTTTCTGTTTACCGGTTTATGTTTCTCGAAAGGCGCCTGAATTTTATGAAACATGAGGCGAAGTTTGTCCTCGAGCTCCTGTGACATTGTGGGTGGCTGAATCCCGCTAATTATGGTAGAAATGTAAGGGGCATGTTCATAGTATTTGTTCTTGTCTAGCTTCTTGAGAAGACCGCGTACCTTTTCATGTGTAATTTCACATAAATCCTTAATTTTTTGTTTTTTAAATTCTGATCTTATTTGATTAAGAAGTTCATCCGGAACGCTCGTAGATTCCTTTGCCTGAAACTGTGAAATCCACTCGTTGAAATGGTTTTCACGTTTATAGGAATATATAACGTGCTTTTCGGTTTCTTGTTCTTCTTTGTACCCGAGTTCATCTTCATGGAACCTGACAGCCCTCCCACATTCCATGCATATTTCATCTGCTGTTATTTCGTCGATAATCTTGGTAAATGTTTTTCCACACTCTTCGCATGGTTTTCCATAATTTTGCACACTTATATAGTCTTCAGGGTCATACTCGCCCTCGACTTCGTTCATGTATTTTTTATAAATTGATTTACGTTGATTCCCCTTAGACATTTTCACTTTTACACCTAATGCAAAATGATTCGTATGTATTTTTTCAGTCTCTTCCGTGTACTCCTTTATATGCGAAAAACAAGATAGAATATATTCAGACATTTCGTCTTCATTCTTACATTCTCTCAATCTGTGTTCGTACCTTGCCTCCATGTACAATTATATAATTAAAACTTTATTCAGAAATATTAGGAGCTAAAAAGAATTTCAATTCCCCTAAATTTGCAATTGTGTATTTGAAAATTATAGGCATGTCTTTGTTGATAGAATCTTGCATAATCTGGATACTCGAGCACATGTTCGTAGCTTTTGTGTACAGGCTAATGTATTTTAGACTGAAGGACCCACCTGTCTTTTCACAGTATTGAGAGTCTGGGTATTTTATAATAGTATTCTGACTTGCAAAGTCTCCCACGCAGTTCAATTCAATATCATGGCCCTCCCTCCAAATCTGAATTTCGTTTCCTAAATTTGACATGTCACGCACAATCCTCTGAAAGTCAATACTAGGCATTGTCGTTATTACGTTCATTTTTATATCCGGAAATTCAATCATATCCTCGTTAATGTCCAAGAGCTTGAGTTTAAATTTCGTGACTGAATGTTTATCCTGATTTTCAATCATAAAATCTATCACATCTCTTCCTTCCACTGCTATAGTTAGCATGTCAGACGACGTAACAGTCTTGAGAAGTTTATATACGTTCGACATGTTGAGACCTGCTATAATCTCCTCGTTACATTCGTATTCTTCAAAATTTTCGGCAAGAAGAGTCATCTGAACAAGTGTAACACGCGCCGTGTCTAGCGTCAAAATTTTAACACCTTCTTTTGTAAAATATACATTCACATCGTTTATAATTTCTTTTAGAACCTCGAACACCGACTTTATTGCGGCAGACTGTATAGTCTTTAATTTCATTACTAGTACAGAGAATGTACCCTTTAAGCCCTCTCTTTAGCGTTTGCCAATGCCTCAGTAACAGACATTGCAATTTTTTCTTCTAAATCTGGTGTAAGCTCTGGTTGGAGAGATTCTCCGTACCTTTCCAGCTCAAACATGTTTTCATTGCACTCTGACCCGTCCAAGTTTGAACAAAAGTCAGGGCTCGTGTCCCAAGAAGTCAGCTCGACAGGAATCATAGATATGAGCCAGTTTTTTACATCTCGTCCCACGTGCATTTTACCGTCGTTTGTTACGAGAGTGGGTGTGCGTGTAATCTTTTTCGAGGGAACTCCCAAATGGACTATGTTGTGCAGCCTAACAATATTCATTAAAACTGGATTTGAATTTACAATTTTTAAAATTTCATTTGAAAATTTGCACATATCCGAGTACACTAGGAGTGCCATTAATCGTAAACAATCTTTTTCGTCTGAAATATTTTCGCACCGAATGCTAATGGAGGAAGAAATTGTATTTATATTTCTCCTGGGAATTATATTATTTTTTATATTTAATTCAAAATCAAAATCCCCTGTCCAAGCAAAAACAGTCCCACAGTCTTCGTCAGTTCCCGTAAGCGACGGAACTGCGGTTCCTTTGGATGTTATTCAGGCAGTAATAGAAAAGTTTCAGTCTACACAAGAGGATATGGTACCAATAGAGACTCTTTCGTTCACCCCAACAGGGGGTGGTAATTACGATGCAAGTATTATGTTTATGAACACTCGTCATTTTTTTGGCCAACAGTTTCAAATACGTGCCAATATTGACAGCAACGGACTTGTTAGAATACTAGACACAAACACGACTTCCCAGCCAGTATCCTATCTAAACTCTTACCAACCCGATACGTACCAGGGCTACGACGATGTGACAGCCAGTCTCAGCGGGCAGCTTCAATCGGCGCTCACGGAATCAAAGAGCAACTCGTTTACGACAAATCTTTCTAATTACTTTAATACCCAGGGTAGCCTGATGAGCCGCGCCTCTATAAGTTCTTAAAATATAAATATTTAATTTAGGAATGAAAGCGAGCGAAGTTGTAAATCGTGAAAAAAAACGAAAAGACGTCAAAAAAGACATGTACAGGGCTATGCTTGATAGCTTCTCTCGAAAAATAAAAACGTCATCAGATTTGGGTAAAAAGGAGGCTATTCTGACCGTTCCCCCTTTCATAATAGGCTTTCCTCGTTATGACATAGCAAAGGCAGTTTTGTACATGTGTAGACAACTCGAACGACTGGGGTATATCGTAAATTTAACAGGCCCCCTTGACATAAAGGTGGAATGGACAAAAACGAGAGAAAACGTTCAAGAAGAATCTGATGCACCCGACATGTACTTTCCGAGCCTCGTAAACCTTCACAAGGCCGCGGGTAAAATTCGCGTTCAAAAAAAAGGAAAGTAATTACAATGGACCTTTTAAATGAATCAGAACGCAGGTTTACGAAAAAACTGTGTCAGGCTATGATTCCTGTAATGATTGAGGCATTTTGGGAAATTTGGCTAGAAGCCAAAAAAATTTCACAGGGAAAAAATACGACTCGTGTTTTCCAGGAGCTGCTGAGAGACGTAAAAACATGGAATTCGTCAATTTCCAACAAAAACACAGAGGCTATTATAAAGTCAAACTCCCTCTTTCCCAGTCTTCTCGCAGCTGTTTTCGTAATACAGGTTAAGATACTCAGTTCTATTCGGATAGATAAAAAACAAAAGAAAATATGTATAAAACTTCCAGCAAACGATGTATTTGTCCAGAGGTGTTACGAAAATTGCGCGCGTAATTTGTACGATGACCCTTTGATAATTACAGAAAATACCACAGATGAAATTCGTAAAAAGGAATTGTTCAATAGATTTTCTATTGAAATTGCAGAAGTTATAGACACACTTGTCCCTACGGCTGAAATTTTAAACACGTATCTTCAGATTCCTAGCTCTGGAGATTTTGACATTGACGACGAAGAGGAGCAAGAACCAGAACCAGAGCCAGAGGAAGACTTGCCTGCGAATGTTCCAGGAATGGAATTTGGAAAAACTCCAGAAGGAGTCGATACCACAGTAACTGTAAATAACTCGATGACACCGCCTTCCGTGCCGGGTTCCACGCCCGTAAACACAGAGAGTCAAAACCTGTTCGATGACGATGACATACCAGAGCGCGGGACACCGAGTCGTATAAATAAGGTTGAGTAATTGCATATGGAAGAACTGCTCAGACATCCAATGAATGCCGCACTTGTAGCCGCCGCTATTACAATCGGATACGTTTACATGAAAAACAAACTCAACGGAGGAGAGAAAATTAAGAATTCAGAATATTTTAAACCTGCTTTTCTGGTAGCCATACTTGTATACTTTCTCACAAGTAAATCACATGGAAGTCACGAATCTCGATTGACCGAGCCTTTCTAGTTAAGGAATATATTACCTTTTATAATACAAAATGACAACTATTAAAGCATTTAATGAAATGATGGGCCAGTTTATCGAAGATATACTCAACGTCTGGACGGACGATCCGGAGATTAACGCAGCAAAGGCCAAGGTACGGGAAGGTTCCGATTCTTATATGACTTTCGTTTCCCAGGTGTCTCCTTTTTCACAGAAGCTCATGGCGAAGGATTCTTCATTCTTCTGTGAAGAGAATGAGTTTGCAAAGAGTCTTAATCTTCACATTCACTGGCACGAAGAGTCATGCAAGGATTCTAACAAGGCGGCAATCTGGCAGTGGCTGTCGTCTCTTTACATGATTTCTATAACACTAAACATGTTCCCCCCAGAAGCTCTTTCTCAGATTGAGGCTGTTGCGGAAAGTTGCGCTAAAAACATCAAACCAGGAAACAATCTCGATATTATGTCCGGGATGAACAGCATGCTGGCGTCAATGCTTTCAGGAGGCTCTGGTTTCCCCGGAATGATCCCTCAGACACCTCGGAAAAAGGGAAACAAAAAATCTCGCTAGAATATAGGAATGGATGTAAAACAAATATTTAATTCAGACAGGCTTTTAAATTTCTGGCCTACTTCTCAGCAGTCTTCGACCGAACGAACTCTTTCGACTGCTAGGTTCATAATATACGCAACAGTTATAATATATTTAATTCAACAGGATTCACGCGTTATCGCATTAGGTATATTATTTATGGGGGTTCTGTATTATTTACAGCAAAATAATATGATAATTGACGGGACCAAAAGCATTGCAAGCGACCGCAGGCCAGGTTTTCTTCAGCCCGAGGTTCATCTTCCCACCAGAGACAACCCCATGGGGAACGTGTTGATGAATGAATATGTAGATGACCCGGACCGTCCATCGGCCGCTTGGTACCCTAGCGTACGCACCGAGGTTCAGCAGCAATGGAGTGACATTCATCCGTTTGAAAGAATACGTGACGCCGAGCGTAACTTTTATACAATGCCAGTTTCAACAATTCCAGGAGATCAGACGGGGTTCGCAGAGGCTTCTTTTGGAAAAAAGTTTTCACCAATGTGCAAAGACCAGGGGGGTATGGCATGTGATCCTGACAATTTCAACTTCCATTTCCCAGAAGTTACACAAATGCGAGGAGGACGAGGGGGGAGCGGAGCTGGTGGTTAAAAATAACTTCTAACCCTATGATAATGGCACCTACTCTTACGACGAGTAGAAATATTTTAGAACAAGGAATTTGGCAAGGACCCGCCCAGATTACACTAGAAGATATCGGAAATGTAATGAATGAACTTGTCCCAGAACCGACTACAACGTGGAGAAAGGATATGACCGAAAGGTCGTATGATTTTCCTAACAATTATTACGATATCGAAAAAGTTCCCATACAGTGGATGCGATGGGACCCTATAAGTACATTTGTAGAAGATCAGAATACTAGATTTACAGAAAGATATTTCCGTGGAAAAACTTCTAAATAGATAATATATGGATCCACTCGCAATAGCGGCAATAGTCGGTCTTGTGTTTGCAGGTAAGAAACTGAGTGAAAAGGATCCAGATTCGATCGTTTATCCAGTTTCGGTGCCTTCAACCACCCGATCATCCATAACCAGAAAGGACGTGGACATGATGTCCAACCCTAGAGATCACGAGAAGGATGCATTCGATCTGCGAAACACAAATCCTGACTTTGGCAGACGAGTTGGAGACTGGCGCCTTGCCCCGAAAGAAGCCGTTCCGTCCCTTCAAGATTCTACAGCAGATAACGGCCGGTTTCCTTACGGACAGCCAGTTTATAACATGTACGAGCGCGAATACATTACGAACAAGATGAATAATCTTCAACCCATAGAAAGGATTAACGTTGGACCGGGACTCGGCTACAGTGCAAACGTTGCAGCAGCAGGTGGATTCCATCAATTTTTTCGTGCACTCCCAACTAATATTAACGAAGAAAAACTCACGACGCTCGAAGGACGAGATGGCACCCCGTCATTCTTTGTCCCCAATGGAGGACCCGTTCCTTTGGGATTGGTTACCCAGGAGGCAAAAGACTCGAAGACGATATTTCACGGACCCATGCCGAGCAGGGCAGAGGGGCAAGGTGGGGCTATAACTAAACCGGAAAGTCGCCCGGAATTTTCAAAAACAGAGAGGTCCACAAAAAGACAGCAGACGGGTGCCAGATCTGACACTCTTTCAGACGGTCCCGCGCAATACAGAATATACCAGCCTTACGCAGAAGGAGGAGAAACGGCGTACACAAACAAAAGTCTTACCCGTGAAAGCGGTGACAGGTCAAAACCAGACAGGGCGGGGAACGGGGGAATGATGAATGTTCGAAATGATCCGGTCAATGTAATAGGAGCAATGTCCCAGCTCCGTTCAGAAACAGTGCCCTTCCCGCCAGGTCCTATTAATGGAACCACAGGCGGACGAGTTCAGCAATACGTGGACTCTCGATTTTATAAATTGAACGAACGCAAGTCTCATGCCAACCCTTATTCTACACCTCATTCAC